GCCGGATACATTGTCTGGTTTATGATGTTTCACCGAGACAAGAACATTCTTGTTATCGCAACCAAGTTTAGTACAGCAGCAAACCTTGTAAAGAAAGTAAAATCTATCACAAACAATCTACCAGACTTTATTAAGATTGCAAAAATCTCTGTTGATAATAGGACAGCTTTTGAGTTATCTAATGGCTCTCAAATCAAAGCAGCTTCCACTTCTGGAGATGCAGGTCGTTCGGAAGCATTATCTTTGCTTGTTATAGACGAGGCAGCGCACGTAGACGGTCTGGAAGAGTTGTGGACGGGTCTTTACCCTACCTTGTCAACTGGGGGACGTTGTATCGCATTGTCAACCCCAAATGGGGTAGGAAACTGGTTCCACAAGACCTACGTTGATGCAGAGGCTCAAGAGAACGATTTCCACCCAATTAATTTACCTTGGGATGTCCACCCAGATAGAGATCAAGCCTGGTTCGAGAAAGAGACAAAAAATATGTCTCGAAGACAAATTGCTCAGGAATTGGAATGCAACTTTAATACTTCTGGAGATACAGTAATACATCCAGATGATATGGAGTGGTTGTTCCAAACACAACAAGAGCCGACTTATAGAACTGGTTATGATCGTAACTTCTGGATCTGGGAAAAGTATGTAGAAGGAGCCTCTTATCTCTTAGTGGCTGATGTTGCAAGGGGTGATGGGCAAGACTCATCTGTGTTTCACGTTTTAAGAGTAGACACAATGACTGTGGTTGCTGAATATCAAGGGAAGCCATCGCTTGATCTTTACTCACAGATTCTTTATGATGCCGGAAAAGAATATGGTGATTGCCTTTTGGTAGTTGAGAATAATGGTATCGGAATATCAGTTTTAGAGAAATTGCGAAACTTAGGTTACCCAAATTTATATTATTCCATCAAAGCAACTCATGAATTTATTGAGGCGTATCAAGGAGAACATAACAACAATGCAGTGTTGGGTTTTACAACGTCAATAAAGACAAGACCGCTTATTGTAGCCAAATTGGAAGAGTTCATCAGGAACAGACTAATTACTTTACAGTCTTCGAGGTTATTTCACGAATTAAAAACATTTATATGGCAAAATGGTAAACCACAAGCTATGCGTTCTTATCATGATGATTTGGTTATGGCTCTAGCAATTGCGTGTTGGGTTAGAGATACAGCATTGCAAGCAAATCAAACAGAAGTAGAGTATAAGAAAGCAATGATCAGTGGCTTAATGAAAAGCACAACAACAATGAACACACAAATCAAAGGACAAGAGGGTTATAACAAATCATTTGAGCAGAAATACGAAGAAGAAATAAAACAAGCAAAAGAATTTTTCTGGATCTACAAAGGATAAAAAATGGCAAGGAACGATAGAAACCCTAATAATAACGAGTCCGATCTCTTTAAATCTCTGACTAGACTATTCTCTGGCCCTGTAACCAGAAGAAGAACTCAGTCCGGACGTGCTTTACGAAGAAGACAGTTGGATATGTATTCTAGCAGATTTAGATCTGCTTCTGGACAGCAATTTAAGAAGTCCGAATACAACCCAATGAATATCACTACGGTTAATATGATTTCGAATCGTAACCGTGCTGAACGTTATGTCGATTTTGATCAGATGGAATATACTCCTGAAATTGCTTCTTCTTTGGATATCTATGCAGATGAGATGACGACCCACTCAAGCCTCACTCCAATGATGCACATTAAGTGTCCAAACGAGGAAATCAAGTTTATTCTCCACAGCTTGTATCACGAAACTCTTAATATTGAGCACAACCTGTTTGGTTGGGCAAGAACTATGTGTAAGTATGGAGACCTTTTCCTTTATCTTGATATCGACGATATGCGTGGTATCACTAACTGCATTGGACTTCCTCCTCAAGAAATTGAGCGTCTTGAGGGCGAGGATAAAACAAACCCAAATTATATCCAGTTCCAATGGAACTCAGCAGGATTAACTTTAGAAAATTGGCAAATGGCACATTTCAGAGTTCTTGGTCATGACAAGTATGCTCCATATGGAACATCTGTTCTTGAGCCTGCAAGAAGAATCTGGAGACAGTTGACTCTTTTAGAAGATGCTATGATGGCATATCGTGTAGTTAGAGCAACTGATCGTCGTATCTTTAAAATTGATGTTGGTGGGATCGCACCACAAGATGTTGAGCAATACATGCAGAAAGTAATGACTCAAATGAAAAGACACCAAGTTGTTGATCCAACCACTGGTCGTGTTGATTTGCGTTATAACCCATTGTCTATCGAAGAAGATTATTTCATTCCTATTCGTGGCGGTCAGTCATCAACAGATATTAGCAATATTCCTGGTGGTACCTTTACTGCACAAATTGAGGATGTGAAGTATCTTAGGGATAAGCTGTTCTCGGCTCTAAAGATTCCTCAATCATATCTCACTATGGGTGATGGTGCTACTGAAGACAAAACAACCCTTGCTCAAAAAGATATTCGCTTTGCAAGAACAATCCAAAGATTGCAGCGTGTTGTAATTTCTGAACTTGAGAAGATAGGTATGATCCATCTTTTCACTTTGGGATATCGTGGAGACGATCTATTAAACTTTAAACTATCTCTTAACAACCCTAGTCGAATTGCAGAGATGCAAGAACTTGAGAGCTGGAAGACCAAATTTGATGTTGCTGCTGCGGCTACTGATGGGTACTTCTCCAAGCGTTGGGTTGCAGAGAATTTGCTCGGACTTTCTGAAGATGAATTCATCCGGATCCAAAGAGAACAATTCCATGATAGAAAATTCGCAGCTTCTCTTGAGGCGGCAGGTGAACCACCAGAGGCCGCTGGGCCAGGACCTGCTGGTGATCTTGGAGATCTTGGTGTTGATCTTGGAGAAGAGCCAATGGGCGCTCCAGAGGAACCTGCAGCCCCAGAAGCACCAGAAGCTCCAGAAGAGCCTGCTGGTGGAGAAGAAGACGTATTATTGGCGGCACCTCCCGGTAAGCGTGATGATGCACCAAAGAAAAGAGGCCCATATAAAAGACATCAGATCAAATATAGAAAAGGTGGCCTTTCTAAGCAGATGAAAAATACTGCAAACGGTGGCGAACTTCGTGGCTCTACGAGTAGAACTACCTTTCCTGGCAAGTCTGGCTTTGGTGGCCTTGATTCATTGGCCAGAGGTGTTGTAGAGGAACAAAAAGTTAATGATTTGGAGGAAACCAAACTATTTAATACCAGTAATGAACTGCAGTCATTATTAGAACAATTACACAAAGGTAGAGAAGATGAAGCACAATAAGAAAAGAAATACCGCTTTTCTTTACGAGATTCTTGTCAAAGAGCTTACTAAGTCGATTATCCGTGAAGATAAAGAAAGACAAGCAATTGTTAGAAAGATTCTTGTAGAGTTTTTTAATAAAGGACAAGTTCTTAGAGAAGAGTTAGAAATTTATCAGTCTGTTTTTGATGCATCTGATATCGATAAAAAACATCATGGTCGCCTTATTAAAGAAGCAAAAATAGATTTTGACTCTCTCGATAGAAAGAATATCTTTAATATTCAGACAAGCCTCATTAATGCAATTAACAAGCAGCTTGGCCCTGAAGTGTATTCCAATTTTGTACCGAACTATAAAGAGATTGCAACTGCTGGTATGTTCTTTCAGAACAGTGGATTGTCTGCGAAAAAGAGAATTATTCTAGAAGAGAAGATGTTGTCTGTTCTTTCACCAGTGAAAGAAAGTCAAAATGAAATGCAGCATATTGACAACTTGACTTATAAATCTTTCGTGAAAAGATTTAATGAGACATATGATAGAACCCTTAGACAAGAGCAGAAAGATCTTTTGACAAATTATATCATCTCTTTTTCCGATAATGGCCTCGGCCTAAAAGGCTTTTTAAATGAAGAGATTGGGCGTCTCAAGAATGCCGTGAACACCGCAATTGTAGAGGCACAAAATGACGCCTTAAGGGAAAATTTTAAAAAAGTTGGATCAAAGCTGGACAACTACACACAAATGCCAATAAATCAAAAAATTGTAGAGGAAATTTTCTACATTCAGGACTTAATCGCAGAGGTATCTAGAAATGGCCATTAATATTAACATTATTAAGGCTGAAGAGGCACCAAAAAAAGAATTTAGCTTCATAGCTAGATCTGCTCTCAATGGAGATATCATGATTATGGATCATAAGGATATCGATATTGTTATTAAGCAAGGCGAAAAGAAAATCGTTGCTTTTCCAAAAGAAATCATGACTGATGCTGTGTATGGTGCTGAGGATAGAATGTTTGACTTCTTGGCCAAGAGAGGAATTGTACAACACCAGACAATCCAAGGCGGCAATGTATATGGCTCAATGGAAGCCTCGATCATGGATAGCGATGAAGTTGATCCAATCAAGGCCACTCTGACAAACCTTTCTGATTGGTTCGATACAGAGAGATCATATATTACTGGTACTGATGCATACGATCATATGCAAGATGATGCACTCCTCGACCCAGATAATGCTGAGTCTACTGAATTGGGAGAGGTTCCTGCCGCAGCTGAAAAAGGTTCTATAACTCAAAATAACCTTTTCGCTCCTTACCTCTATGGACGATACAGCTATTGAGGTATAAGTGAACACACTACATTTCATCCTAACAGCTTATGGTATGACATTCATCCTCGTTCATGGAAAAATCTTCGAGGACATAAGACCAGCAAAAGATTACACAAAAAAATGGAACACTTTATGGAACTGCCCACTCTGCCTTGGGTGGTGGGTATCGCTGTTTCTTTTTTGCATTAATGGTTTTACGGAACTATTTACCTTTGAGTATTCGCTTGCGAATGCTTTATGCCTTTCCTGCTTAGGGTCGGGTACTACTTATTTGCTCGCGGTTTTAGTCGATGACTTTGGCCTAAGAGTATCACCAAGACCAGGGGGTGAGAATGTTGGTGATTAAGCGTTGGTTATTACAACCTGTCAGACGCTGCTGCAGCGGCTCCTGACTCGTGGGGGTAGCGCCCCCACACTTTTTTATTTGAGGTAAGATATGGGAAAACAACTTTTACAAGAATTTTATGAACTTTGCAAAGATGGAATCTGTCTCGATCTTCTTACAGAAGCTGAGAAAAGAGAAGCCATGAATGATGGAACGATGTTCCTCTCTGGTCGCATTCAGACTGCTGATAAGCAAAATGGTAATGGTCGCGTATACCCTTATGAAATTCTTAAGAGAGAAATTGACAATTATAAAAATGTAGTCGAAGACAATCGTGCTTGTGGCGAACTAGACCACCCTGACGATTCTGTTGTCAATCTAAAGAACGTTTCTCATATCATAACTCAAGTTTGGTGGGATGGTAAAGATGTCATGGGCAAGATTAAAGTTCTAGATACTCCTTCTGGAAGAATCCTGAAAGATCTTGTAAATGCAGGCGTTAAGCTTGGTATTTCTTCTCGTGGTCTTGGATCAGTTAGAGAAAGTATGGGCAAAACAGTTGTTGAGAGTGATTTCCAACTGATTTGTTTTGATATTGTGTCTGAGCCTTCTACACCAAACGCCTTTATATCTCCAGATACTAGGCCAACCAGTGTAGTTACTAGAATGAGAGAGCATAAAGAAAACAACATTGACGGACTATTCAAGAAGATTCTAGGGGATTAAATGAACAAAGAAGAATTAAAGAAAATCTTGAGACCTCTAATTAAGGAGTGCATTAAGGAAGTTATTTTCGAAGAAGGAACTTTATCAACTATTATTTCCGAGGTAGTAAAGGGAACTTCACACCAACAACCATTAATGCAAGAAACCAAACAAAGAGTGCAATTTGAGACTGACGATCAAGCAAGAGCAAGACGAGTTAGAAAACAAGAAGATCTTAGAGAAAGTCGCAAGAAACTTTTGGATTCTATTGGGCGCGATGCGTACAATGGCGTTGATCTTTTTGAGGGCACTACACCATTGTCCGGTAGAGACGGCGGCAAATCATCTGCACCGCATGGATCAAAAGCATTAGATGGTGTAGACCCAAGAGATCCAGGTGTTGACATATCAGCATTTGCATCCTCTGGAATTTGGAAAAAATTAGCAGGAAGTTAAAATGGCAACAAATTATACAGCAAAGCCTCGTAGAAATGAATCACCAGAAAGATTCATAAAAAGGTTCACAAGAAAGTGTAAAAAACTTGGAATCATTGATGAGTATAAAGACAGAAAGCACTTTAAAAAACCATCTGTGAAAAGAAGACTGGCTAAAAAGAAGGCAATTGCAAGACATAAAAAATGGCTGGCAAAGCAAAAAAGATACGAATAACACTTCTCGAACTATTTAGTTAGAAGGAGAACCGTATGTCTTTAGCTGTACCATATAGTGTTGGTCTGCATCATGTTGGGTCTTATCAAGTATCTGGTAAGCCATATCTTAGTGGAGCGGTTGGTGTAACATCAACTGCCAGTACTCGTTTCCAATTTGATAATGTATCTAAGTCCATTAAGGTCAAGAATACTGGTGCTACCAATGATTTGTATTTGGCATTCGCTCCAAGTGGATCGTCTGAATTTCCTGATGATTATGCAACAGGATCTGGAGACACTCAGAATTATATGATCATAGCTCCTGGTGCGGAAATAACTCTTAATGTTAAGTGTAGAGAAATATTTGTATATTCAGCAACAAGCACAACAGATGTATCTGTATATGCTGAATTGACTCACATACCGTTTGAGAGAATGTTTTCTCTTGATGGGTTGGAGGGAGTTACATCATGAGCGCATTTATTTATGACGTTGGTCTTAATAATGCTGGGAGCTATATTGTCTCTGGTATTCCATGGGTTAAAAACTTTACCGTTTCAGGTGGTGGAGAAGAAACCTTTACATTCTATAACGTTACCAAGAACATTGTTGTTGTTAATCATGATGCGGCAAACTCTGTCAGAGTACACTTTGCAAGTTCAGCTGATCCAAATGTAATAGGTAACAATCATTTCTATGAAGTTGGAGCAGAAGAGGTATTGGAACTTGACGTTAAGTGTAACACTGTTTATATATCTTCTGTGTCTGGGGCAAATGTATCACTGTTTGCTAGTATCACCAATATTAAGGCAACCAGAATGTATGAACTATCTGGTGCTGGGATTGATGAGTGAGGCAAAATGAGTGGAAATTTTAACTACAATTCAGGGCTTTATAACGCCGGATCTTTTTTAGTTTCCGGTAAACCATACTTAACTGGTTCTACAGTTAATGATGGTGACGAGTATTTGATCGAGTTTCCTAAAGTTACAAAGTCAATTAAGATTGTTAAAGAAAGTGCTGGAGGAGAATTAAGGTTTCACGTTGCACAGACAGCGGTTCCTTTGACTCCAAAGAATAGTGCAATGTTTGTAAGCGGAACTGTTGCAATCGAGACACAACCAAACGCTTACACTATTAACGATTCTAGTGATTATTCATTAAGCTTTTGGCATTCTGCCAGTGCAAATTCAGAATATGCTAGTAATGAGGCTCCATTCATATTGAGGAATGGTGGAACTAACGGTCTTCTTTTTAGATTCCGACAAACTCCTGCTGCGTCTTTTGCATTTAATCAAGTTGCCGGAGGAACACCAGGAACACAAAATATCAACATAGATACCTTGGTTGGCTGGCAACATTTCGTTATAACTTGTGAAGTTAATTCTGATACTGTTTATACTATATATCAAAACGGAGTTAGTCAAGGTACCGCTACTTTTGTTGGTACTACTCCAACTGGAAGTAATGAATTTGCTATGATGAGATCCGGTGATGCTCAAGATCCTGGTATTGCTTTTGACGAAGTTATTTTGTGGAACAAAAAACTAGAACAATCAGAAGTTGATAGTGTTTATAACGACGCTCAATACTTCTCTCCAACTGAAGCCCAAGAAGCTGATATGATTTTGTGGTATGGCTTTGGAGATAATACTAGCGATGTATTAAATGGTGCAAGTACCGAGATTTTTAATCAAGTTAATATTGGTAGCCTAAATGATGTGCTTGGCTTTGCAGCAGGAGACACTATTGAGCCTATTGGTGGACCATTCTACGGTTCATATGATGTTTTTGGAAATTTACATTATTGGCCCCTCAACAATGCCGGTGATACCGTATCTTTCGATATTAAATGTAATAAAATCTATTTAACAGCAGATGGTGCCAATATTGACTTTAAAGTTTATGTAGAATTGACTGGTATTGACTCTGAGAGAATGTATGCACTATCAGGATCAGGGGTGTATGAATAATGGGCGAATTTGGATGGGCACACGTAACCGGACAACGAGCAGTTGGTGTTTCTGGCTCCGTTCAGTTAGCAAAAACAGATGGCAACCTACACGGCGTACCTGAACTTTATTATAGAGATGGTAGTCTTAATCTTACCGGCACGCTAAATGTCGGAGGAGAAATTAACGCAGAAAGGATGAACTTTACTGTTGTTAACAAAACGGTCTCTAATATCTATGCCAGTGGATCAACCAAATTTGGAGATACACCAGATGACCTGCATGAGTTCACTGGATCTGTGTCTATTCATAGCGGCTCTCTAGAGCTAAACGGGAGCACATTAACTCTTTCTGGCGCTCATCCATCTCTTTTGTTTTATTCGTCATCAACAGATGGAATAACTAATCTAGACAACATTACTGATATTGACAGCGCAACTTATCAATATGCTCAAAATCCAGCATTGGTTGTTAGTGGAGCCACTGTTCTTATGGGAGAAACAGCGATTCATGGAACTATCGGTGGTGCTTCTCCTATTCATTTTGCTGCACCAATTAGATCGATTGGTAACGATGGAGACCAATTTGACATTGCTGGTGGTAAATTCACAGGCAATCTTAACGTTCGTGGTGCTGTAACTATTGATGGTGTACAAGACACTGATGGTATGAGAATCAATATGGGTGAATTATTGATGTCCAGTGAAAAACCAGGACATAATTTACCTTTGATTGAGATGGAAAACTCATCTATTGATCCGACAGAAAGGCCACAAATCATCTTGACAAATACTCTAGGTGGTGTATATCATTCTAATGGTATCGGCGAATATCAAATGGGACAATTGGTTTTCCGAGGACCAGTTAATGATAGTCCTATAGAATCTATTGATAACGCAAGTATTGCTGCTGTAATTGATGAGAATGGCGATGATACTAAAAGTTATTTTTCCTTTAAAGTTAGATCGGCTAGTCCAAAGGGCCACAATGGAATTATTCTAGAGGATGACAAAATAGAAGAAGTTGTCGCAATTGGGTATTTTGGATCGAATGGTTTTCTCAATAAACAGTCAGTACGTCAAGGTATGGCACTTCATGGTAACTTAGTGCCAAAAAAGATCATGCCTGTGAATGAAAACGCAACTCCTCATGACACGAAAGATTTCTCAATTGGAACGGAACACAATGTTTGGGGAGATATGTTCATCGGATCAGACCGTGAATTTCATTTTGGAGATAGCCAAGAAGCTTGTGTTGGATATATTTCCAACTCTAATACTTTAGAGTTCAGAGGAAGAGACATAACCATACAGGAAAATCTTCGTTTTAATAGCGGAAGCTACATATTGTTCGACAACGATACTGCTGATAATAGCTACGGCTTTAAAGACGATGCCGGTGTTCTAAAGTTTAAAAACAAAAATGGACAATGGACAGAATTTGGCTCTATAGATTTCGGTGATATTGGAAGCGGACCATCAGGATCTGTTCAGATATTAAATGATGGAGCTTTATCTGGTAGTTCTAATTTATTGTTTGTGAACAACAAGTTGTCTATCGATGGAGATCTTGAGGTACTTGGCACAATAACTGCTGAAGAATTGGTTGTTCGTGTTACAAATGAAGTCGTAACAGAGATCAATACGAATGGGTCAACAACTTTTGGAGATTCCTCAGACGATACTCATACTTTTAATGGTAAGGCAACATTTAATAATGGCGTTTCTGTTAATAGGGTTTATGTAAATTCTGAGTATACTATGCAAACTACAGATTACATAATTGGTGTTAATACAAGCCTTGATAATGTATCGATAACTTTGCCCGATGCTTCTCAAGTTTCCGCTGGTCAGATTTTCATTATCAAAGATGAGACCGGTAACTCTGAAACAAATCCAGTTCAGATAAGTGTACAGGTAGAAGGTCAGTTAATTGATGGTTCCCAAGTCATTAATTTGAACTCGAATTATTCAGCAATATCCTTATATTGTGACGGGCAAAATAATTTCATGATTTTCTAGTCTTTTTGGAGGACGAATATCTACTTACTATTGAGCGGCCAGGTGTCTATGATGCCGAGCCGCTCGATATTATACATATTTTTTACTAATGGAGGAAACAAAATATGGCTTATAAATTCCTAAAAGGGAAACT